CCCAGGGCGGCAACCCGTTCGGTGGCCAGCAGGCACCCCAGCAGCCCCAGGGCGGCAACCCGTTCGGTGGCCAGCAGGCACCCCAGCAGCCCCAGGGCGGCAACCCGTTCGGTGGCCAGCAGGGCGTGAACCCTGTCGAGCAACAGCAGGCGATCCAGCGCGACGTGGGGGCACCTCCGCCTCGGACGGCCAATCAGGCGTTCGCCGCGTTCGGTGTAGCCACTGGTTCGTCAACCCCGTTGGGTGGGCAGCCGAACATCACCGCTACGCCCGAGGATCGCCGGCCCCCGGCGCAACAGGGCCAGCCAAACCCGTTTGCCCAGGGCGTCCAGCAGCCCGCGCAGCAGGCCCCCCACGATACCGGCTGGGAGAAGCCCCAGCAGCCCGTTGAGGACGCTCAGGTGGTGCAGGAGGGCGGCAGCGGTGCAGCGGGGCAAGCCCCTGTGATCCCAACAGAGGCCCCGGCGGGCATGGTGCCGATATACACTTTCGTCCCCGCCGACAAGCTGGACAAGGTGCTGTCGGCAATCGGGCGTGCCGTGAAGTAATGGCCTACCCTTCCAACGAACCCGACGAGGAAGGCCCACCGGCCGCCGAGGAATTGGTGAGCATCGTGGAGCGGATCGAGAGCATTGAAGCCGAGATGGCCGAAAAGCAGCTTGACCGCAAGCTGGCGTATGGCGAGGCGAAAGAACTCGGGTTTGACACCCGTGCTCTCAAGAAGCTGATCGCCCTCCGCAAGCGAAACCCCGACGACGTGGCCGAGGAGGCCGCGACGCTCGAACTTTACCAAAAGGCGCTAAGCGGCTGATGGCAAAGGCGGCGGGGTTCCAGAACCGGGCGTCCGCCAAGGATGGCCCGGACGACTACCCCACGCCACCCTGGGCGACTCGCGCGTTCCTGCACCATGTCGTGCAGGAGCGCATGACGGACAAGGTGGTGTGGGAGCCTGCGGCGAACAGAGGCTTCATGGTACGCGCCTTGGCGGAACGGTTCGGTCAGGTGATTGCCAGCGACTTCATGGACTACGGCGCCGGGTTCCCGGTGGTGGACTTCCTGACCGGCCCCAGCCCGGTTGACTTTGGGCAGCGGGTGGACTGGATCATCACCAACCCGCCGTTCAACAAGGCCGAGGCGTTCGTGGAGCGGGCGTTGGCTGTCGCCACTGAGGGCGTCGCCTTCATTCTGCGTTCGTCCTGGATGGAGGGGAAGGGGCGCTACGAACGCCTGTTCAGCCACCGCCCGCCGTCGGTGGTCGCGCAGCACACGGAGCGCGTCCCCATGGTTCAGGGGCGCCTCGATCAGAAGGCCGTGACGCAGATGCCTTACGCCTGGTTCGTGTGGCGTCAGGGCGGACAGGGTTTAACGGAACTGCGCTGGGTTCCGCCCAGCCGAAAGCAGTTCGAGAAGGAGACGGATTATGTCTGACACGCGCACGCGGATGTCGGTAGAGGTGGTAAAAGAGCTATGGGCTTCCGGGTTCGTAAACCGCTGGCACAGCAACCCGGACCCCAGACTGCGGAACTCGGGTGACACGACCGCCGCGCACTCCCAGCGCGTGGCTACGCTGGTGGCCCTCCTGACCGCCGCCAAGCTGGACGACGTGCTGGCCGCGCTTTGGCACGACGCGCCCGAGGTGTTCGTAGGCGACGCACCGGGTCCGGCCAAAAGAGCGTTCCCAAACCTACAAGCTGCGCTGGACCACGCTGATGAAGTGTGGTGGAAGGCGCTGGGCTGGGAGCGCGCGCCGCGTACCGACGGTATTGTTGCGCTCTGCGACAAGCTGGACGCCTACTTGTTTGTGCGCGATGTCGCCCCCGACCGGATATTCTCGGGCGAGTGGACCAGCGCGCGGCATTGGCTGGAGGCACGGGCCGACACGCTGGGCGTCGGTGACGTTGTGCGGGGGTTGGTGGCGTGACCGCCTACTATAACGAGATTGACGACTACGCCGCCGACTGGCTGGAGAACCTGATCGCCGGGGGCCACATCGCCCCCGGCGTGGTGGACCGCCGCAGCATAGAGGATGTGCAACCCGATGACCTCCGAGGCTTCACACAGTGCCATTTCTTCGCCGGGATCGGCGTCTGGTCCTACGCCCTCCGCCTTGCCGGATGGCCGGATGGCCGACCCGTGTGGACCGGCTCCTGGCGAGATGCTGACTGGCTGTTCTGCCGGGATGGAAAGTGGCGCCCAGTTGAATCCGGCACATTCCCGCTGGTTGATGGGTCTGCCTTCCGCGTGGGATCGGGCAGCCCCCCTTGAAGGAAAGTCGCGGAAAGGGATGCTGAAAGGCTACGGGAACGCGGTCGATGCACAGGCAACGGCCGCGTTCATCCGGGCGTACCTAGAGGCGACGGGTCGCGCCTGAGCCTACCAGCGTTTCTCACTGGACACGCCGCTGCGTATGGTGGCGCCAAGAACGGCCGTGACCACCAGTTGTGCCGCGTCCGCCATCGCCAGATCCCCGACGAGATAACCCGCCACGGCGCTGATGACCGTGACTCCCGCCGTGATGTACGTTTTGTATCCACTGAGCATGTGTCGTTCTCCTTTATAGCCGTGCTGCCTGAACGTGCATCCAGTCGTAGTCTCTTTGACGCCCCAGCGACACCCAACCCTCGGCCTCCCACGCGGCCCAGAACGGCTTGGCGTCGGGGTGCGACAGGCGAGCGCGGGGCCTGCCCCAGCGCAACTGGTTTCGCTCTGGGTCGAAGTCAATAGCGATTCCCCACGAGTGCATTGACCACGCCGACCCACCGCGCATCCGGCGCACATTCAGCGATCCGCCAAAGAGGTCAAGCCCCAGATCGACGCGCTCCCGGTTGGAATACGTCTCGGCCAGTTCCGCGAGCACCCGACCGGCAGATTCGGCCACTTTTTCGTGCAGCGTTATCGCCTTTATTCGCGTCCCCTTGTCCCACGCCAGGCGCATGTCCCACGGCACATCAACACGGGTCTGGCGTTCACCCACGGCGCCGTAGAACGCCGAAACGTCCTGTTGGCGCGGCCAGACCGCCGGGTGGTAGGACGGGCCAGGCACGCGCGGCGTGTCCCGTTCCTTGAAACGAGGCGTGGAGGCCGTGGCGCTGGCCCGGAGCGCCGTGATGGTCTCGGGGGTGGCAGTACCCGTCCCGGGCAGGCCGTGGGCACGTTGGAAGGCTTCCATACTTCGACGTGTCAGGGGACCGTCGATTCCGTCGATCAGACCGACGCTGAACCCGTGGGCGGTGAGACGGGACTGGAGCCACTTTATGAGCGTCATGGTCCGACCACCAGACCACCGCCAACCACGAACGCCGCGCCCGCCGCCACGATGGCGGCGACTACCAGCCACACCAGCCGCGTTACGCCTTCCTCGATTCCACCGAGCCGCTTCTCGACGTTGGCTCGGTGAACATCGGCCACGGCGTCCTTGGTCTCCAGCGCGATCAAGCGCGTCTGCATCGCTGTCAAACTGCCTTCCATCGCGGTGATTCTGGTGGATAAGCGCTCCTCAAAAGCTGTCAGTTTTCGCTCCAACACAGCGTGCCATTCCCTTTCAGTCATGGCCCTCTCTACCGCCGGTTGTTCTCTATCTCCAGACATTATTCGCCCCCCGCCGTCGCCGCCACCATCGCGCCGAAAAAAGCGCCAACGTCGGCACCCTTGCTCTGCATGTAACGCACAGCCTGCTCGAACTGGTCCGGGTCGCCCAACATCTCAAGAGTCTTTTTTGCCGCGCCCCGGGACATGCGCGTATTCTGCATCAGGCGCGCAACAAACGCCGCGCTGCCCGCGCCGCCCATGTTCTGGAAAAACCCGCCCGTGGCCAGTTCCCGCATGTTCGCCAGTTCCTCGGACGTGATCGAGGGCGATGTGGGGCGGGCCATGGCGGCGGCGCGCTCCCCGGCCTGGTCCAAACGCTGGGAGGCACCGATCAGCCGGTCAGCGTCGTCGGGCGCAGCCGCGCGCAGCCCCTCCTGCACGCGCTGCGACCCCGCGACGCGGCGGGCGGTGCTCAGCGCCTCGCCCACGGTGCCGGTGAGGTCGTTACTCACCTGTCGCACAGCGCCCTCGCGCACGCCCTCGCGCAAGGCACCCACGCCCGTCCCTTTGGCCCGGGGCCGGTTCGTCAGGCGCGCCTTGTTCAGGCGGACGGCAAGATCGCGCAGGTCAATCGAGCCTGTGGCTGCCGCTTCGCCCGTAGCCTGGGCGTCGGAGCGGATCATCGCGTCGCGGAACGTGCGGACGGCCTGGCCGTAGATGGGCACCTCCTTGACGCCCACACCCGACATGGCGTCGCGGACGGCCAGCGCCTGCTGCTGCTGCGCCAGGTCGGTGGCGCGGTATGCCCACTTGGATGCCAGCGCGCGCATGGCGTTCGCGTCGGACAGGCTGATCTTGAGCCCGTTGGCGCGGTAATCGTCCAGCGCCCGGTTCATGGCGTCGTAGGTGGAGCGTGCGGCGTCCAGTTTCTGCTGCGCTACTATTGCGCTGTCGCTGGCCTTCATGTTGTCGGCCTGGGTGCGCAACTGCGCGTAAAGGTTCTTGAGCGCGGCCAGGGACTCCTCGCCCCCGCCCAACGCCTCGACCTCGGCCCGTGCTGCGGGCACACCAGCGGGGTCGCTCAACAGATAGGTGATCTGGTCCTTTAGAGCGGTCACTTCGGTCTTGACGTCCGCAGTGTTGCGCGCGTTGCGCAGATTGCCCACCTTCTGGCGCACCGTGTCAATCTGCGCCTTGGCCTCCAGCACGCGGGCCACGGCCTGCCCGCCGGGGTTCATGGTCTGGCCCTTGACCCACCCGGCGACAGGCTCCAGTTGTGCGATCACCTCGTCAGACACTTCTACGGGCGTCTTGCCGTGGCGCGCCGCAACCGCCGTGAAAAAGTCCTCGGCGCCCGCTTCTATCTCCTCGGTCGATTTGAGCGGGCGGCCGCTGTCTACGGCGCGGCGCACCGATGCCAGCGCGCGGTCCAGCCCCTGCCCGGCCAGCTTCTTCGCCTGCACGTCCAGATTGCTGTAATAGCGGGCCACCTCGGCCACCTCGGCCACCTTCTCGGGCGCCATCAGGTCCGACATGGAGGGGGCGTACCCATACTCCCGCTTGAACACGTCGGCGGCCTGGGTCAGGCGCACCATAGTCTCCTCGGCGGTCTCACCCCCCTCGCGCATGGCGATGTACAGGCGCGTCCCGGCCTGCTGGGCGGCCTGGGGGCCGAGGTTGAACCCCGCGCCGATCCGCTGCACGATGTCCACCGCGCCCGGCACAGGGCCAGCGCCTCGGGCCAGCAACTGGACGCCGGATCCAACGATACCCCCGAGGAGCGCGCCGGTCAGGGCTGCGTTCACGACACGGCCCGCGTCGAATCCCTCGGCCGCCGCGACGCCGATGGTTTCGTCAACGCCAGTTCGCACGAACTCCTCCACCATCCCGCCAGCGGCACCGGCGCCCATGGCCTGCATGACACGGCCCGTCTTTGGGTTTTTGGCGACGAAGCGCAGGGCGCCGTTCACCATCCCCGCCTTGGTAGCGGCGTCCCAAGCCCGCGTGATGCCTTTCCCGATGGCCATGCCGGGCACCAGCGCGCCCACGATGTCCGCAGACAGGGACGGGTCGTCGCGGAAGCCTTCGCGCACGGCGGCAAGAGATTCGGCGTATGTCAGGTCGGGAACCTCGTCTTTCATCTGCGCCTGCACGACGCGGGCGGTGATTAGGTCGGAGATTCCGAACGTGGCGGAGCGGCCAACGCGGCCCACCCAGTTCAGCCACGAGTCCTCCGTCTCGGGCGCGGTGTACTTGATCCGAGGCTTTGCCAGTTCGGTCTCGGTAATGTCGGCCACATCGGACTCGACCTCCATCCGGCGGTACTGCTCCCAAGGGGGCATATCGCCGCCCGTCACGACAGTACCGGTCGGCACCTTGGGGCGGT